CGCGCAAGCGCGGAAGGAAGGTGCCCAATGAACGGCGGAATCTATCTCGTAGTGGATGCGGCGCTGAGCCTGCTGGCCGCCAAGTTCGAGCGGGACGCCATCATCGCCCGCGTCCGGGAGAAGGAAGCCGCGGGCGCCACGCCCGAGGAGATCACCGCGGACCTGAAGGCGATGCGGGACGAGGCCATCGCGAAGGCGCAGGACGCGATCAACCGCGCCCGATGAATGGATTTTGCTGACTTCGCTGCTGAGGCCGAGGAGTGTTTCCGTGCTCGCGCGCTGGCGCAGGCGGCGCTTCATGCACCGCGCGGCGTCTCGGCCTTCCACTGCGCGGACTGCGGCGATGAGATTCCCGAGGCGCGGCGCCTGGCCGTTCCCGGGACGACGCGGTGCGTGGTTTGCCAGCACCTGAGCGAGCGACGAGAGCGGTGATGACCGACAAACAGCACATCGGCCCCGATCTCTACGTCTGGGCGAAAGAGCGTTTTGAGCTTCTAAAAGAGGCCGCCGACAAAGCCGAGAATGGCTTCAATGGCGACCTCGAGACCGAGCGCCAGTTCCGGCTGACGCTGGAGAAATCGCTACTTGAAAAGTTCACCGACACCGAGAAGCTCTACGACGTTATCCGGGAGATGTCGGACCGGGCGTCCGACAAAGCGGAGAAAGCCCAGGGCTCGATCAACACCGCGCAAAACGAATGGCGCTCCACGTTTCAGGAGTACACCAAGTTGACCGTGCTGCGGCCCGAGTTCGACAAGCAGGCTGGCGATCTGGCGGCCGTGCGCCTGGACATGGAGAAAAAGTTTTCCGCGCAGGCCGGGTTGAGTGTGGCGCGGCCCGAGTTCGACAAGCAGTCTGCCGATCTGGCGGCCGTGCGCCTGGACATGGAGAAAAAGTTTTCCGCGCAGACCGGCGAGAAGTCCGGCGCCAGGGAGACGAAGGACGACAGCAAGGCGATGTGGGCGATGGTCATTTCCGTCGGCACCTTTGTGATCATGCTGCTGGTCGAGATCTCAAAAGTGGTGAAACCATGACCCTGACGCCACGCATGCTGGCCCGCGCGCGCCAAGGCGCGATTCGCTGGGATCTGTTGCGCACGGTGAATGAGACGCGCCCCATCGGCATCTACACCGAGGCGCTACTGCCGATCATCCGGTCGGTATATCCCGACGCCACGCACCGCGAGATCCGGCGCGATCTCGATTACCTCGAGGAGCGCGGCCTGGCGAAGATCAAGCGCGACCCGACCGACCGCTGGTTCGTGAATCTCACACGCGCCGGCATCGACGTGGCGGAGTACACCGCAGACTGCGACCCGGGCATCGACCGCCCGTTGATCACGCAGGACTGAAGCGATGCCGCAGCGCTCAAAAGTCGTGATGCTGCCCGACGCGGTCCTGAACGAGCTGAACGACCGGCTCGTCAAGGGCCGCTTCTCGGGCTACGTGGCGCTCACGGCGTGGCTGAAGAAGCAGGGCTTCGAGATGGGCAAGTCCTCGGTCGGCCGCTATGGCCTGGAATACGAAGACCAGCTCGGCGCGCTGAAGTTGGCGACCCAGCAAGCGGTGGGCGTTGTAAAGGCGGCGCCGGACGAAGAAGGCGCGATGAACGAGGCTCTGATGCGCCTCATCCAGCAGAAGCTGTTCAGGATTCTCATGGACATGAACATCGACCCGAGCCGCATCAATATTTCCAGCCTTACGCGCTCGGTCGCGCAGCTCGCGCGCGCGAGCATCACGCAGAAGAGGCACGCCGAGCACGTGCGCGAGCGGGCGAAGGCGGCGGCGGCGAGCATCGAGAAGATCGCGAAGAAGGGCGGGCTGTCGAAGGGCGCGGTCGCCGAGATCCGGCGGGAGATACTCGGCATCCCGAGTTAGTGCTGAGTGCTGAGTGACGAAAGGAGCAAGCATGAAACCGAGCGTGGGACGAATCGTAATCTTCCATCAGCCGGAGAGCGAGGCTTTCCATAACGGAAGCCACGAGCATCCGGCGATCGTGAACTGCGTGTGGCCGTCGATGGGCGGCGACGGCGGAATCAACTGCACCGTGTTCCCCGACTGCTCGCCGCCGCAGTCGCGCACCTCGGTGCCGCACAAGAGCGTCGCCGCGCCCGGGAGCTGCTGGTGGGATTGGCCGCAACGGGAGGCAGCGTGAACGCGATGACAAAAGGATTGAAGCACGCGCACGCTAAACTCAGCGCGTTGCGCGCAGCCGGTATCAAGCCGGCGGCACCGAAGACGGTTTTCGAGCGGTTGAGGGACAACCCGAAATCGAAGGCTCTCGCGCTCAAGGCGTACTACCTCGATATGAATCTCGTCGAGCAGAACGCCGGATGCCCGGACGCGGGAGTCACAGAGCTCCGCGCCGACGCAGCCGCTCGATACAGGGAGGCGCGCATAGCGGGCGTCGCCGGGACAATCCGCAAGACCTGCTTCGATTGCGTGAGCGGGGACGATGATCCGGGACCGCGCCAGCGGGTGCGGGATTGCCGGATTTTTGGGTGCCCGCTGCACGCGGTCCGCCCCTGGCAGGGGGTGATTGGGCACGAAAGAGCCCCGGATGGGCGGGTGGTACGGCCCCAAACATCGATTTGCTGATTTTTTAACACCCATTTAACCCGTGGTTTCTCGGTACTGGATCGCTGGCCAAGGGGGTGGTAGCCACCAGGCCTCCCCATGCGCTCCAGACAAGCTTCCCGGCCCTTTTAACAGGCATTGCCGCCCCTCAGCCCTGCCTTCGTGATGGCCACCCCCCGCTCCAAATCGCGCCAAACCGCCTTGCCCCCGACCCCCCGGCTGGCGGCGGCTGAGGCCGCGATCGCGGCGCCGGCGGTGCTGCTCGCGCACCAGCAGGCGTGGTGCGCCGACAAGGCGGACGTGGCGCTGTGGGAGAAATCGCGCCGCATCGGCGCATCGTGGTGCGACGCCTCCGATTCGGTGCTCGAGGCCGGCGCCGAGGACGGCCAGGACGTGCTCTACATCGGCTACTCCGAGGACATGACACGCGAATACATCGACGACTGCGCGATGTGGGCGCGCGCATTCAACAAGGCGGCCGGCGCGATCCGCGAGACGCTGTTCGACGACGTCGGCCCGCACGGCGACATCCGCCAGATCAAGGCGTTCAGGATCGAGTTCGCCAGCGGCCGGAAGATCCTCGCACTCTCCTCGCGTCCGCGCTCGATCCGCGGCAAGCAAGGCAAGGTCACGATCGACGAGGCGGCGTTCCACGATGATCTCGCCGGCCTGGTGAAGGCCGCGATGGCGATGCTGATCTGGGGCGGGCGCGTGCGCATTCTCTCCTCGCACAACGGCGAGGACAACCCGTTCAACCTGCTGCTGAAGGACGTGCGCGCCGGCAAGCTCCCCTACTCGATCCACCGCACGACGTTCGACGACGCATTGAACGCGGGCCTCTTCGAGCGCGTGAAGCTCATCATGGGCGCGCGGTTGAAGGAGAAGACGCGCGAGGAATGGCGCGCCCGGATCTACAAGCACTACGGCGAGAGCGCGCTCGAGGAGCTCGACTGCATCCCGCGCTCGGGCACCGGCGTCTACATCCCGCGCACCATCGTCGAGCGCTGCCAGCGCGAGGGCATCACGGTGCTGAAGCTGAAGAGGCCGCACGAGTGGATGCTGAACGATCAGCGCCTCGCGGAGGCGGACGTGTGGATCAAGGACGTGCTGAAGCCCGTCATCGATGCGCTCGATACCGGCAAGCGTACGGTGCTCGGCAGGGACTTCGGGCGCAGCGGCGACCTCTCCTACGACACGGTGCTCCAGGACCAGGGCGGTGGCAAGTGGCGCGAGGCGTTCTCGGTCGAGCAGCGCAACATCCCGTTCGACGTGCAGCGCGCAATCTCGTTCTACCTCCTCGACAACCTGCCGCTGCTGCACCATGCGAAATACGACGCGCGCGGCAACGGCCAGCAGCTCGCCGAGGAGGCGCTGCAGAAATTCGGCCCGGCGCGCGTGGAGTGCGTGATGGCCTCGCCCTCCTGGTACGCCGCCAACTTCCCGCCTTACAAGGCGGCGCTCGAGGACCAGTCGGTCGAGATCTCGAAGGGCGAGGACGTGATCGCGGACCACCGGCGCGTGATTCTCAAGAACGGCTACCCGGCGATGGACGACGGGCGCGACAAGGGCTCCGACGGTGAATACCGCCACGGCGACGGCGTGATCGCGCGGGTGCTGGCGTGGGCCGCGACGCGCACGGAAGGGCAGCCGCCGGCGGGCGAGTCGGTAGACCCGCAAGAGGACCAATTCCTGCCGGAGGCGATGGCGACTCGCCGGCGCATGACGATGTTCAAGAGGGCGGCTTGACAGTGCTGAGTGCTGAGTTCCGAGTGCTGGGCGACAGGTGAAGAGATGAACATCTGGCGCGAGTTCATCGATCCGATCACCGACGAGTTGCCGGCTGCGCCGGCGGCGTTCCGCGAGGCGGCGGGCGTGACGGTGGACGCGGACGAGGAGCAGTGGCGCAAGTTGACCGGCGATGCGGACCGCGACCTCTCGCCGATGACGCAGGTGAAGATGCAGAAGATCGCGCACTGGCTGTGGGAAGCGAACCTCCTCGCCAACCGCATCATCGAGCTGCCGGTCGCCTATCTCCTCGCCGAGGGCGTGACGCTCACCGTGGCCGACAAGGAGAACCAGAAGGCGCTGGATCGCTTCTGGCGCGATCCGATCAACGACATGGATCTGAAGCTCCCGAAGAAGGTGCGCGAGCTCGGCATCTTCGGCGAGCAGTGCTATCCCGCGTTCGTGAACGAGGCGGACGGCCACGTGCGGATCGGTTATCTCGACCCCTCGCTCATCGAGACCGTCGTGACCGACCCGGACAACAGCGAGCAGCCGATCGGCGTGGTGACGGTGAAGAACCGCAAGGGCCGGGCACGGCGCTACCGCGTCATCATCAACGGGCCGGAGGAAGTGTTCTCGCAGCGCACACGCGAGATCCGCGCGGGCTTCGAGGACGGTGAGGCATTCTATTTCCGGGTCAACGACCTCTCCTCCGGCAGGCGCGGCCGCTCGGATCTGCTCGCGCAGGCCGACTGGCTCGACGCCTACGATCAGTTCCTGTTCGGCGAGGCGGAGCGCGCGGGCGCGCTGCGCGCGTTCATCTGGGACGTGACGCTCAAAAACGCCACAGAGGACCAGGTCAAGAAACGCGCGAAGGAGATCCACGCGCCGAAGCCCGGGAGCGTGCGCGTTCACAACGACTCGGAGACGTGGACGGCGGAGGCGCCGGATCTGAAGGCGGCCGACACTTCGGAAGCCGCCCGGCTGTTTCGCAACCACGTGCTCGGAGGCGCGACGCTGCCGACGAACTGGTTCGGCGGCACCGACGACGTCAACCGCGCCGGCGGCGAGAGCATGGCCGAGCCCACCTTCAAGGTGCTGTCGATGCGGCAGCGCTTCGTGAAGCACATGCTCGAATCCATCGGCCGCTACGTAGTGTTGAAGGCCAGCGGGGGTGACCAGGAAATCGACTGGGCCGATCCGAAGTGGGCGGTCAAGGCGGTGTTCCCCGAGCTGACCGTGCGCGACACCACCAAGTATGCGGCGGCGCTCCAGCAGGTCGTGGTCGCAGTCGCGCTCGCGATCGAGCGGGGGCTCATGACCGAGCTGACGGCGCTGAAGATTATCAATTCCGTCGCCGGCCGCTTGGGCGTCGAGATCGACGCGGCGGCCGAGCTCAAGGCCGCGCAGGCAGAGGCGGCGAAGCGCGCGGAGAAGGATGTCTTTAACGAGCTGCCGGCGACGGGGGCTGAACCAACAACCGGAACGATCTAAATACGGGAGAACCTATGGCAAACGCACTCTTTGACTCGGCCCGCGCGCAGTTTCTGCAAGCGGATCTCGACCTGGACGACTCGATCCTGCTGGTGTGCGTGGACCACGCGGACATCACGCCGTTGCCCGCGACGCATGATTTTCTCGACGATATCATCGGCGCCGGGCGGGTGGCCACGAGCGGCGCGCTCGCATCGAAGACCTTCACCGCGGGCGTGTTCGACGCGGCGGACGTCACGCTCACCGCCGTCACCGGCGACCCGTTCGAGTCGATCGTGCTCTACAACAACACGCCGGGCACGGAGGCGACGAAGGACCTCATCGCGTTCATTGACACCGCGACCGGGCTGCCGTGCGCGCCGAACGGCGGAAACATCAACATCGTGTGGGACGCCGGCGCGAACCGGATTTTCAAGCTGTGAGCGCCTCACTCAACATCCGCGGGCGCGCCGTCGGCAACCGCGTGCTGGTGGATTTCGGCGGGGTATTCGGCGTCGACTGGCACTGGCGCAAGGTGGACGAGTTCTGCGACGCGCTGCGGCGGCTCGCGGAGCACGCGCAAAAATACTTGCCGACGGGCGAGGGCGCGATCGTGGCGGCTGGCGCGCCTCCGTCCGATCTCGTCATCTCGCTCTCGGAGCGGATCACGATGCGCACCTGCGGCCCGAGGATCCTGGTGCTGCTGGATGCGCGCCAGGGCTTCGAGTGCGGCGCGGCCGAGGCGCTGCAGATATGGGAACAATTCAAGCGCGCCGCGCGCGTGGCTGAAGAACGCGACGCGATCGAGCAGATCATCTACGACCACGCCCTGATCACGCGAGTGGGGCTGCCCTTCGGCCTTACCGACAACCCGGCCGCGCAAGCGGACGTCACGAAGGAAGCCGCATGGAACCGCGATCTGCGCCGCGCCCTGCCCGGCGGCGTGCGCTCCACCGCGGTCGTCGGAACGCCGACCTTAATCCGCGAACCCTCCCCAACCAAACATTGAGGTGACACGATGGCCAAAAAGACATCCAAAGAACAGAGCGCCGCGCTCACTGCGCTGGACGCCGAAATCGCCGCCATCAGCGGGCAGCGCAAGGCGCTGAAGCAGAAGATGCGCGAGCTCGTCGCCGAGCGCGACAAACTTTTAGCAGCGGCATCAGCCGCCGCGAAACTCGCCGCCATCAGCCCGGCGGAACGCGAGGCGCTGAAAAAAGTGCTGGCGGCGTCGGCCTAGACAGCCATTTCTGCTGCGCGTGGACGGGAGAATGGAGACAGGGAATGAGATTGTTCACGCATAAACCCCGGCTCCTGCTGCCGCAGTTCCAGCCGCTGCCCCCGCGTCGCCAGCGCGGCCTGCTGTCCCCGTTCGCCTGCGGGTTCGGCAAGGTCATCACGAACTACAGCGCGCCCTCGACCACGCCGGGCACATCGATCACGCCTGGGACCAGCGACGCGATGGGGAGCTTCACGGAATTCATCAGCGACACGCTGGTGACGGAGGATTGCTACGGCATCTGGCTCAACTTCCACACAAGCAATGCCAGCGCCCAAGCGCGCCCCATACTGGTCGATATTGGGGCTGATCCTGCCGGCGGCACTTCCTACGGCGTCATCATCCCGAATCTGAACGCGGCGTGCGCGTGGACGTGGAGCAGCGCGGCGGCGCCTGCTGGTCACTTTTATTATTTTCCGCTGTTCATCAAAGCGGGCACCGCGCTGGCGGCGCGGGCGCAGGTGGGAAACACGACGGCGCTCACGTTGCGCGTGGTTGCCCGGTTGTTCGCCAAGCCTAAGCGCCCGGAACTGCTGCGGTGCGGGGCTTACGTCGACGCCATCGGGATCGATGCCACGAACTCGCGCGGCACGGCGATCACCCCGGGGGCGTCATCCGGAGAAGGCGCGGCGTGGGTATCGCTCGGCACCCTGCCGCGCCCCGCCTGGTGGTTTCAGGCCGGATTTTCGGTGGACGATACCACCATGACCTCAGGAGCGATGAACCTCGATGTATACACCGGGGACGCCTCCAACAAAGTGCCGGTGATCTCGGATATGACCTTCTGGACCGGCGGATCGGAGATCATTTCCGGCGAGCTTTACAACACGATGGACGCCCACCAGGAACTCGCTAGCGGGGCGGAACTGTTTGCCCGCGCCAGTTTCAGCGGCTCGCCGGTGGACAGCAACAACAGCGCGATGGCCTACGCGCTGGGAGGCTGACATGACAATTACGGCAGCGTTCGAAAGCTCCGAGACCGTAGGAACCACCGAGCATTCGCTCGTGACAGACACCGCCGGGCCGGACGCGGAAACGTCCGATGGCGTGTTCCAGGCGTTCCTCGACCTGACGGCGCTCGCGGCGGGTGATGAGTATCAATTCCGGGTCTACGAAAAAGTGCTCGCCGCCGGGACGCAGCGGGTCGTCTACGAGGCGCGCTTCCTGGGGGCGCAATCGCCCCCGGTGTACGTCACTCCCTGCCTCATCCTGATGCACGGCTGGGACATGACGATGGACAAGATCGCGGGCACGGATCGCAACATCGACTGGTCGATCCGCAAGGTGGCGTGATGGCGATCACCGTCTACACGCGCACGCTGCCGAACCTGCTGCCGGCCACGCGCCGGGCAACGTATCGCCGCCTCATATCGCTGCTCGACCACATCGAGGGCTTCGGCATCGACCTGATCGGTTTCAGTATAGATATCCCGACGCGGGTGGTGACGATCACGCTGACAGACCCCATCCCCGCCGACAACATCGCACACCTTGATCTAAGCCCATGAGTTCCTGGCTCTGGCAGCCGCTGCTTCCCGGCGCGGCGCAGATACAGGCGGGGGCGGGAGAACTGACGATCAGCCCGTCCGCGATATCGAGCGCGGAGGCCTTCGGGACGCAGCGGCTCGATTTCGACGTGCTGGCCTCGGCGATCGCCAGCCAGGAGGCGTTCGGGGCGGCGCGGCTGGATCTGGAGATAGCCGCGAGCGCGATCGGCAGCGCGGAGGCCTTCGGCTCTCCACGTCTGGACTTCGAGATCGCGGCGAGTGCGATCGGGAGCGCGGAGGCCTTCGGGACCGCACGGCTCGATTTCGCCGTCCTCATCGCCGCGATCGCGAGCGGCGAGGCGTTCGGGGATGCGATCGTCAGTCTCGGCAACGACCAGTCGGTGACCGGCGCAGGCGCGATCGCGAGCCTGGAGGCATTCGGGACCGCGCGGCTGGATTTCTCGCTGCTGATGGCGGCGCTCGCCAGCGCGGAGGCCTTCGGCACGGCGCGCTTCGATCTCAACATCGCCGGCGCCGGGGCGATAGCGAGCGCCGAGGCGTTCGGCACGCAGCGTGTCGACTTCGAGATCGCCGCGACGGGCATCCCCGGCGCCGAGGCCTTCGGCAGCTCGCGCCTGGACCTGCTGCTGCTGATGCAGGCGATCGCATCGGGGGAGGCGTTTGGCTCACCGGTCCTCAACCTGGGCAGCGACCAGTCGATCACCGGCGTCGGCGGAATTTCCAGCGCCGAGGTTTTCGGTTCCTTGCTGCGGGTCCTGGGCATTGTCTACAGCGACGTGCCGTTGCGGGCCCGCATCGGCGCGATGCCCGGCGTGGATACGCACACCCGCATCGGTGCGAGCCCGGCGACGGACGAGCATGACCGGATCGGGCCCGCGACTGGCACCGTGACGACGAAGCGGATCGGAGAGCCGGCGAAGTGAATGATGAATGATGAATGATGAATGATGACCCATGCTTGAAGAACTGATCGCAGGCGATACGCTCGACTTTCCGGACAGCGTACCGGAGTATCCGCCGGCCGACGGGTGGACGCTCAAGTACCGCCTGGTACCGCGGTTCACGACGCCCGTGCAGGCGCCGATCGACATCACCGCGATCACGGAGGGCACGGGCTACCGCGTGCAGGCAGCCGCGGGCATCACCGTGTCATGGACCCCCGGCGCCTACACCTGGGCGCGCTGGGTCGAGAAGGCCGGCCCGATCCGGCAGTCGCTGGGCGAGGGGCAGATCGTCGTCAAGACCGACCCGGCGGCGGCGGCGCAGGGATACGACGGGCGCTCGCACGCGCGGAAGATGCTGGACCAAATCAACGCGGCATTCGAGGCGTTCCAGGTCGGGGTCAAGTCCTACACCATCGGCTCGCGGCAGATGACGAAGCAGGATATCCCGGAAATGCTGACGCTGCGCGATCGCTACACCGCGGAGGTCGCGAGCGAAGACGACGCGGCGAAGATCGCGTCTGGATTCCCCAACCCGCGCAATGTCGGAATCAGGTTTAACCGGATCTAGCCATGTTCGACGATCTCAGAAAATCCATCGCCCGGGTGATTCGCCCGAGGGTCGAGCGCAAGCCGCGCGAGAAGCCGGTGCGCCGCGTCGAGGGCGTAGTGCGGACGC